CCCTTGTTACCATAAGATGCCTTTCCAGCAGTTTTAGGTAGGTATTTTCCTAATGCTTCCTCTTCTGTTAACTGTCTATTTGTTATTTTATTTCCTTTGTAAACTACAGTTATACCTTGCTCTAACATTTTCGGATCATCTGTCTTCTCAAATTTTGTTGTTGATCTTCTCTTTAATCCGTCTCTTGCTATGGCTCTGCCGAAAAGAAATGTTAACTGTGTTGCCATTCCATACTTTCCTTTCTGAGTCATTTTATTATATTCTGCTGCTAGGCCAGGATCTCTTGGTATTACTCTATTCATAACCCAATTCCTAAGCCGTCTAGCATTTGGCCATGTTCCTTGAGGAACACCATAAAATTCGTAATCTAATGTATCTTTAATACTTCCTCTTATATGTACTCGTTTTGTATCTGGATCCCATACAAGTCCTTTGTCTACTTGTCGTTGGGTGAACCCATAATGGTCTTTAAGAAAATCTTTTGTATAATCCATTCCTCTTCTACCATACATTGATGATATGGTATTCATCATACCTTTAATATCTCTTTTACGTCCTGATTCTTTGTATTCTTTATTCATCATTTTTGCGAGGAATCTACCAGAATTTATAATTTTACCAAGTATTCCTGCTCTTAACATTCCTCTTGCATTACCAGCATCCATTATTCCTTTCATTATGGTATGATAAACCATTCTCTACGATTGTCAATACATTTTTCAATGTCTTCTATCCATCTTGATTTTACTGCCTGAAGGTCAATACCAGTTCCACCCATTGGTAACCTATCCATTCTAAGACTTGTATTAACAAGTTCGATAGATGTCATTTTAACAATACAATCTTCAATGTCTCCAGGAATTACAGTGTCTCCACCAAATCCTTCTCCACCATATCTGTAAGTAACTCTAACTCTGTTCTTTCTTAAAATTGAAAATATATAACCTCTAAGATGTACTGTACCTCTTTCATAATTAGCATCATACCATTCACTGTTTCCTAGTATATCAGTCCAGTTAGAAGAAGAACCCTCCCATACTTCTATCTTATCTCCTTGAGCAGGATCAAGATCGTACAAGTTTCGGTGTGCTAGGAATAAAGGTGTACCCCATCCAAAAGTATAAAGTAGTGGTAAGTCGTGTAATTCTCTTGTTATTCTCTTTGATCTCCATGCATGGCCCATTCTCCTATCAAGTTCGTCTTCCTTCCTGTTGATTATCTTTTCTACTTGTGCCTTGTTTGGTGTAGTTGTTGCTGTTATAGGTATTCTGAGAAAATCAGCTACATCTCCTGTTGTACAATACGTAGTTGCCATGCTATATATAAAACTTTAATGTATTTAAATTTACTTGAAGACTACAGTTACTTCAGCACTACCATCACAGTCAGCGAATATACCATTCTCGAATCTCCTATGGACATTCTGATAATTTCCCTCTATGGCTGTAAATATAGTGAATTCTATTGGTGTTGCACTTTCAGTTGTACCATTTCTAAACTCTATTTTATTTGAACCAGATCCTTTCTTTGTGACAAAAACTGCCACTAGGACACCATGACTTCCCTTTATTAATGTGTCTGAGTTAAATGAAACTACATTATGATTAAGCTCTACCATACTGATATATTATAAAGGTGAATATATATAAAGTTTACCAATTAAAAGAAAAAAAAGTGGCTGTTTTGTACTAGTAGCCTATGACTAGGAACTCGAATACTTTTGAGTTCACTAACGCTGAGGAGTTTGGTACTTCTGCTAAGATATTACCGTTTCCTGAACCTGTGAAAGCTTTGATCTTTTCATTGGTTTTGTCGTATTGTACTACTAGTTTTGAATCCGTAAATGTAGGAATCACTGCAACTAGTGTAGATATTCTGCCCTCTTTGAGGTCAGCCGACACTCCGTTGGTTGCATAGTTATCAGAGGCACCGAAGGTAACTTTGATAGCATATACTCGCAGCTTTGATACTAATGCTGCTTGCCATGAGAGAGTTTTTCTCACGTTAGCATCTGTCCATGTTGATGAACTTATTGTTAATGCCATTGATATATAGAGAAGTTAAAGACTTATAAAGATTACTTCCACCAAGCACCTAGTAATTCAATTCCAGTAATGGTTTCTATTACTATAGAACCAAATAGGAATATTATTACTAAATCCCTTGCCTTCGCTAATTTCTCGTTATGATATAGTTGTACCATAAACCGAGGCATTCTGTATACTTATAAAGATTATCGCCACTTGTCTCTACTATTACATTGTGTACATTTTAATATACCTTTATGATAACCACAGTCTTTACATTTTAATGAGAAAGCAACTGCATCATTCTTTCCAGTTCTTTTGAGCATGAAGATTGCAATAGCCCCCACGATTCCCATGGCTATTATGTAAAATAACATAGTATATGTTATATATACTATTATATATATTTTAAAAAAAGAAAAATTTGGCCGAAGCCAATCAATTTTATTCTAGAGTTTTATATCTCTAATCTTACCCTGTGATTTGAAGTGTCTACAAACAGTTTCGCCCATCGTACGGAATACACCTTTCTCAACAAATGCATTGTTGACAAATGGATATCCTGGTGAACGTCTTGTTGCTTCGTAATACTCTGTTGGGATTGCGATTTGGATACCGATTCTTGGGTAACCATATCCTTCTGCATCAGATGTATCAAATGCGAATAGTCTTCCGACTTCACTGGCATCGCCAGAGTCGCTTGGTGCATCCTTGCTTGGGATAAATGGAATTCCATAGATTGAATCTACGTGAATACCAACGCCTGTTCCTTTGAATGTTTGGATACCGTTTACGTCTACCTGTACGAGTGCCTCACCATATGGGTTTGGAATACGAACAGAAGGCATATACAGCCCTTGTATTTCAGAGTATACTTCATGAGAACCTAGCCATACATTTGGATCTTTACCAGCAGCAATCCTAATCTTTCGTAAGAAAGATCTTAGAGTGTCGTCAGTTAAGACTCCGTTTGTACCGATTGTTCCAGAAGCTGATTCAACAGTGCTGTCGAATGTTGAAGAACTATCTCTATCAATGGTTGCGTTGGCAGCCCATGGATCATAAGAACCAGTTGTTGATGCACCTAACGCAGTTTCTTCTGCATTGGATGAAACAATTCTGTCTAATGACTCAAAGTCTGTTGTTCCAGCGTTTGTACCAGATCCAGTGATTGTACCTTCTACGTCTGCAAGTAGTTGTCTGTTAAGGAATTCTTTGTGTTGTACTGCCATGTACAATCGAAGTGAACCGAGTCCACCCCAAATGTCGTCCTTGCTGTGTGTTGCTAACCATTCCATTACTTCGGATGCTGAGAAAGGCAGTTGTGCTGTCTTTGGTCGAACATCGATTTCTTGGAGTGTTGGCTTTACTGTTTCAGCAATGGCTCCACCTTCTGCTGTACCACCTAATGCAGTGTTGCCACTGTTGGTGTTAAGCACAGGTTTTGCAGTAATTACCCTCCATCCAGATTTATCCCATGGATACTTTGGTAAAATACCAAATGCGTTAGCCTCTAAGTTAAGTTGAGCCCATGCATACGCTCCATAGATGGCGTTAAAAACGCCTGCTGTGGATGTAGTTGCTGGTGCATCTGCTTTTCTCAAGAGGTTACGGTTGTAACCATAGTAGAGTGCTTCAAGTTCATCAATAGTTCTTATTTGAGCCATTTTAGAAACCTGCTACCTCATCTTGGGTTGGTGTGTAATATTTTCCTTTCAGAATGTTTCTTGCGACTTGACTGAGTCCTTCATAACCTTCCTGTCTTGCATCTTTAAGAATTGGGCTAAAGTCAGTTTGACTCTCTCCTGCTTTCTCGATTGCTGCACCTGGTCGTGGTGTCTCAGTTGTAAAGGTGTGCTGTGACTTTGAAACTAGTCCACTTTTGTGGAGTGGTTTCTCTTGCATTGATGGTGCTGAATCACCTGCTGGTGCATTCTCATTCTGTCTATCATCGTCTAACCCTGCTTGGTCACCTTGAGGATAAGGTTGTGCTGGAACTGTAATATCAGCTCCTACATCATTATCTGATCCTGTTGTGCCTGCTGGGGCAGCTGGTAGATCGGTTGGAGTCTCTAGAGCTTTGATTCTAGAGTCTATGCCCTGTAGATGTTCTGCAAATTTCGTCAATTGCTCAGATAAACCGTCCAATCCTGTCTTGATTGATGTCTGGAAAGCTTTTTCTTTCTCGTCATCTTTCAGGAATGCTGGTTTCTTGTCTTCGCCTTTTGTCTTCTCTTCTTCTTTCTTGTCGTCTTCTGCTTTGACTTTCTCTTCGTCTTTAGCTTCAGCGACTTTGTTCTCTTCTTTAGGTTTTTTGTCTTCGTCTGTCATGTTAGTGACTATAATTATATATAGTAGTTTATATATATTTGTTTATTTTATGTCCTATATTGTATATTTTACTCTTGATAGTTATTTGATCAAGTAGTTTAATTAGATTATATCCTTTTATTGAATGTGATCCTTGGCTATCACCATTTGAACTTGGTGTCTTCTTATCCTCTACTACGTCTGCTAATGCCTTTTCTGTCTCTTCTATTTGTCTTTTTACTTCTGTTATCTGTGCTATTGGTTCTGATCCTTGCTGTGATGTATTATAGCCACCTAGGCCTCTAACTCCACCATATCTTCCTTGAGCCATTCCACTTGAACTACCCTCTTTCTCTTTACCTTCTACTCCATTTTGCATACTTCCACAGAATGCTCCTGGGTTTTTCTTATCTTGATTCTTTGATTCACATTCATCAAAACTTCCTTTACCACCTTTACCATCTGGTATTGGTTTTGTTATTTCACCGTCCTTATGTCCTGGCTTTGGTTTTGTTACATTATCCTTTTCTTTTGGTTGCTGATGGCCAACACCTGTCCAACCAGCATCAGTTGTACCTTCATCTGAATCTGCTATAGTTGGGTTTGTTGTGTTTCCTAGTTGTCTATTAGAACTAGTATCTCTATCTACATCTTGATTATACATAGTATGATGATCTCCTTGTGTATTACTAAAGTCAGGCTTTGTTACATAACATCCAAACTTGTCACATTTGATGAGCATCTTACCATTTCCAATATCTTCATGTTCTACCATAGCTTTTGACAATGGATTTGTATGAGTTATCAATGCCAATGGAACTGCTGGGTCCTCACATACTGCTACCTCATAGTGTTCTAAATCAGTTAAAGCGTATGCAATAGAACCATCTTTCATTTTTACTGGCTCTCTATCTGCCTTTGTTGCTCCACCGAAGCTTAATCCTTTGTACTCGCCAGATGTAATCTTCTTCCATATATCATCATCTAATTCATAGTCTTTGTGTATCTTTCCTGTTATCTTAATTGCTGGATATACATTACCCTCTGCATCTTGTGCTTCAGTCTTTGCAAAATTGATACCTTTACCTACAACCCTATTTGAATGTGTATCTGTAATAGGTGCTCCCCTATCCATCCATGTTGGTAATACTTTGTATAATTCATCTACTATTGTAATCTCTCCTTGCTTATCTTTCATTTCAACTGTTAATAGGCCTTCAAAGAACCTTTCATCACTATCTGATTTACTAGCCATTAAACTCTTCGTTACTATTGTTCTAAAGAATACGTCATCCATATGTTTTCATATAT